GCAATTAAACCAGTTAACCAATTACGAATGATAGAGGACGCTGTTGTTATTTACAGAATAGTAAGAGCGCCTGAAAGAAGAATATTTTATATTGATGTAGGCAATCTGCCTAAAGTAAAAGCAGAATCTTACTTAAAAGATGTTATGGCAAGATATAGAAATAAACTTGTCTATGACGCCTCAACAGGAGAAATGCGAGATGATAGAAAACATATGTCTATGCTCGAGGACTTCTGGCTGCCTAGGAGAGAAGGCGGTAGAGGTACAGAAATTTCTACTCTACCTGGAGGACAAAATCTTGGCGAGATACAAGATGTTCAATACTTCCAGAAGAGAGTTTATAAAGCACTCCATGTTCCAACAAGTAGATTGGACAATGACCAAGGATTTAACTTAGGTCGAACTGCTGAAATAACTAGAGATGAAGTTAAGTTTTCTAAATTTGTACAAAGATTAAGAAAACGATTTACAGGATTATTCCAAGACTTACTAAAAACACAATTGGTATTAAAAGGAATAATTACAATAGAAGATTGGGATGCAATTAAATCCCATATACAATACGATTTCTTACAAGATGGACATTTTTCTGAATTGAAAAATGCTGAAATATTAAGAGAAAGATTAACTCTTGCAAATGAGGTAACACCTTATGTTGGTAAATATTTTTCAGTAGAGTATTTAAGAAAGAATGTATTACGACAAACTGATGAGGAAATTGAAGATATTGACCGTCAGATTGCTCAAGAAGTTCAGGATGGAATGATTGCTGATCCTTTAGAAGGAGAAGGGCAAGAACACGAAATCGAAAAAGATATATTAAATAAAGGAGAAAATGATGAGTGAAACAGAAACTAAAGAAGTTCCTAATACGGAAGTTCAAGATGTTAATTATGTTAAAGATATGGTAGATTCTCTATCGCAAGGAGATAATATTGGTGCTGAGAAAGCATTTAAAGACGCCCTTGCAGGAAAAATTTCAAATGCTTTAGATGGTAAAAGAGCAGATGTTGCTGGTTCTTGGTTGAACGAACCAGAATCACCAGCTGACGAAACTCCTCAAGAAATTGAGGTTACTAGTGATGTACCGAGTGATCCAAAACCAGAAATTGCCGAACCAGGACCTGATCCAATGATGACTCAAGGTGCTGAAGGTGACGCTGGTGAAACAGGTGCTGCGGATGCTGAAAAAGTTTAGTCAGTATAAAAGAGAATTAACGGAAGTACAACACAAAGTATCTACCGAATATAATAAACTATCGCCTAGAATGAAAAAAGCGATAGATGATTTGTTTAAATCGAGTGATTCGATTGAGAAAATAGACACTAATATTGATAGAGTCGCAAAGCAATATGGTGTGAGTAAAGACAAAATAATGACTTATTTGGATAAAGAAACTTTGCGCTAGTATAAATAGTAATTAGGAGAGAATTATGGCATTCGCAACAAGAACAATAAGAGATGACGCAATCCCAACAGGAGCAGGTACTGCTGGCGGAACTGTTGTAGTTCATTTAGACCATTCAGCTGATAGTGCTACTTCAGCGGCTTTAGACGCAAGTGGTTTATCAGGACACGCAAACGGAGCTACATTAAGTATCGTAAGAGCTTGGTGGGCATTATCTGGTTCAGTAGAAATTCAGTTTAAAGGTTCTTCAACAGATACACACGCAATTAGACTTGCAGGTACAGGAAAATATGATGGTCCTGCAATATCTAATAATGCAACCAATGCTGGTGCAACTAGTGGTGATCTAGAATCAATTGGAGCTTCTGCAACAGGATTCATTGTCTTAGAGTTAAGAAAAGACGAATCATTTACTGCATAGGAATTTATAATGGCTGATACGGTAACTAGTCAAACGATTGCTGATGTAAGTGGTCAAAAGACTACAATAAAATTCACTAATCTATCTGATGGTAGTGGTGAAACATTGGTTACTAAAATGGACGCTTCGGCATTAACTTATATGACCGAGGACGCAACTAAGAAATTATCTAAGTTGTATTGGTCTATTAACACACAGGACCCAAAAGGTGCTGTAGAGATATTATGGGCAGGTAGTGGAACTTCTGCTGCTAATGCTACTGCGGTTGTTTTATCAGGGAAAGGTTCTTGGGATTTAAGAACTGATGGTAATGAAATCGCTAACAACGCAACTTTGACTGCTGATACTTCACCTGCTGGTGATGTATTATTCAGTACAAGAAATTTTAACAACGGTGATAGTTATACTATCATAGTAGAGGTAAGATAAATGAAACTGATTACAGAAACTACTGAAAATATCGAAGTCATTACCGAAGCAAAAGGTAATGGTAACGGTAACGATTATAAGATTCGTGGTATATTTCTACAAGGTGATATTAAAAATCGTAATGGTAGAGTTTATCCAGTTGAAGTACTATCTAAAGAAGTGGGTAGATACAACAAAGAATTTGTAGAAAAGAAAAGAGCTTTCGGTGAGTTAGGACATCCTGACGGACCGACTGTGAATCTCGAAAGAGTTTCACATATGATTACTAGTTTAAAACCAGAAGGAAGAAATTTCATCGGTGAGGCTAAGATCATGGATACACCTTACGGTAAAATCGTCAAAAATTTAATTGACGAAGGTGCTCAATTAGGCGTATCATCAAGAGGTATGGGGTCAATGAAACAAGTTAATGGCAAAAATGTTATTAACTCAGACTTCTATCTTGCAACTGCAGCTGATATAGTTGCAGACCCATCTGCTCCTGACGCTTTCGTAGAAGGTATTATGGAAGGTAAAGAGTGGGTATGGGACAACGGAGTACTGAAAAGTATGGAAGTTGAAAAATATAAACAAGAAATCGAGAATGCTCGCCAAGCTGAACTAGCTGAAGCAAAAGCGAGAGTTTTCAAAGACTTTTTATCAAAGTTTTAAATTGTGCGTACTATACGCAAACTCTAAATCCTAGAGTTTATAAATAGTTCTAACAATTTAATTCTAGAATTAAAATAATAACAAGGAGAGACCCTATGTCTGATACTGAAGTTAAAGATGTGGAAACAGTAGAAGAGCAAATAACTGAGGCGCAAGACGCACCGAAGAAAAATGCTACGCCTGCTGAACCTACTCCACTATCAAACGAGGCTGAGGATCTTGGTTCTGCTGTTGTCGCTCCAGATGACGCAAGAAAAGGACCATCCGATGCTGGTACGAAATCGAAAAAGGTAGAAGATCAGGTCAATAAAGACGCAAAATCCGGTGAAGTTGAAGGAGACAACAAACCTAAGTCTGAAGAAGTTGAAACAGAAGCTGAAGAAGTAGTTGCTGAAGATACTGAAACTGAGGATGTTATTGATCTATCTAAAGATGTTGAAGCTCTAGTTTCTGCTGACGCTGACTTGTCCGAAGAATTTAAGGAAAAGGCTGCGACTATTTTTGAAACTGCTGTGAAAACACGCCTTGCAGAAAAAGAAAAAGAAATCCAAGCAAAAGCTGATAAAGATGTTGAAGAAAAAGTTTCTGCTGTAAAAGAAGAAATTGTCGAAAAAGTTGATTCATACTTGAACTATGTAGTTGAAGAATGGGTTAAAGACAATCAACTTGCAGTTGAATCTGGCATCCGTTCAGAAATAGCCGAAGATTTTATTTCTGGTCTGAAAAACCTTTTCAAAGAACATTATATTGATGTTCCTGAAGAAAAATATAATGTCTTAGAAGATATGGCTTCTAAACAGAAAGAACTTGAAGATAAACTAAACGAGTCTATGGAAAAAAATGTAGAGCTTGCTAAAGAACTTGGCAAATACAGTAAAGAAAAAATCTTTTCTGAATCTACTAAAGACCTTGCAGACACGGAAGTTGAAAAATTAAAAGAACTTTCTGAGAATGTCGAATTCAAAGACGAAAAAGATTTTAGTAAGAAATTAGATACTTTAAAAGAATCATATTTCCCTAAAACAAAAAGTGAACCGACTGAAGCGCAAGCTGATGTTGATTCCGTGGTGGGTGACGCCAATCTTACGAATGGTAGTAATGCATCTATGGCTGCTTACACCGCCGCTATTTCTAATACACTAACTAAAATTAAAGTATAGTTAGGCAAAGTTAATTAACAAGGAGAGAAACAATGTTTCAAACTGAAAATTTACAAGAAAAATGGCAGCCCGTTCTTGAGCATCCTGATCTAGGTGAGATCAAAGATACTTACAGAAAAGCTGTTACCACAGTTGTATTAGAGAACCAAGAAAAAGCGATGAAAGAGGACAACCTAATGGAAGCTGCACCTGCTAACAATGTATCCGGCGGAAACATTGGTGGTGGCGTAAATGCTGGTTGGGATCCGATTATCATATCGCTTGTTCGTAGGGCTCTACCTAATATGATTGCTTACGATATCTGTGGCGTACAACCGATGACAGGTCCAACTGGACTTATCTTCGCTATGCGTTCTAGGTACACATCTCAAGCTGGTGGAGAGGCTTTATTCAATGAAGCTGACACCGACCACGCTGCGAATGACGCTGCTGGTGACCTGGTAACTCCAGGAACTGGTTACGCTGCAACTAACCCTGCTGCTCTTAACGACAGCCCATCTGCTGGTACTTATTCTACTGGTGTTGGTATGACTACAGCTCAAGCTGAGGCATTAGGTGACGCTGCTGCAAACGCATTTGCTGAAATGGCATTCTCAATAGATAAAGTTACCGTGACTGCAAAATCTCGTGCTCTTAAAGCTGAGTACACTATGGAACTTGCTCAAGACTTAAAAGCAATCCATGGTTTAGACGCAGAAACAGAACTTGCTAACATTTTATCTACTGAAATTCTTGCAGAGATCAACCGTGAAGTTGTTAGAACTATTTACTTAGTTGCTAATAAAGGTGCGGAAGTTAATACGACTACTGCTGGTATCTTTGACTTAGATACTGACTCAAATGGTCGTTGGTCTGTTGAGAAATTCAAAGGTTTAATGTTCCAACTGGAAAGAGATGCTAACGCTATCGGTCAAAAAACTCGTAGAGGAAAAGGTAATATCATCATTACAAGTGCTGATGTTGCTTCTGCTCTTCAAATGGCTGGTATCTTAGATTACGCTCCGGCACTTGACAGCTCATTAGCTGTTGATGATACTGCAAATACTTTTGCTGGTGTCCTTAACGGAAGATTCAAAGTTTATGTTGATCCATATGCTGCGAATGTTGCTGCTAGTCAGTACTATGTTGTTGGTTATAAAGGTTCTTCACCTTATGACGCTGGATTATTCTACTGTCCATATGTTCCACTACAAATGGTGAGAGCAGTTGGTCAAGATACTTTCCAACCAAAAATCGGGTTCAAGACTAGATACGGAATGGTTCAAAACCCTTTTGCTAACTCATCTGCTGATGGTAGTATTGATGTAACCGCTCCTGCGGCTGCAAACCAAAACTTCTATTATAGGAGAGTTAAGGTTACTAACTTGATGTAATCTCGTTAGTTGCTCTAGCAACAGAATAAAGAGGGGGGTCTTTTGATCCCCCTTTTTTTTACGGATATAAATAATAGTATGAACATTAAAGAAAATTTATTTTTACTTATAGTCCTATCAAAGAATGCTGTCTTTAAATCTCGTAGATGGTATCAAAGTCTTAGAAGTGGCAAGAATAGACTTACAAAAGATTCTGCATACAATGCCACACACCCTAGACATTTTACCCCAATGATGGAAGAAGAAAGATATGGTACTCGTACAAATATCTTTGATAAGATTATAAGTCAAACGCATAAACATTTCTGGGATCCTAATGATACAAAGTATATAAGTTTTGACAAAGATTTTGATATGGAAAAACAGTATCTAGTAGACCCTAGAGTGTTTTGTTTAGAATTACAAGTGCCTACTATTGCAGAAAGACTTACAGAAAAACAAAAGATAAAACTTGCAAATGAATCTTTTGGTTGGGTGTTATCTCAAATACTACACGGTGAGCAAGGTGCATTATCTTTAAGTGCTAGTTTATGCCACATACTTAAAGATCCAGGTGCTCAAGAGTATGCAGCTAATCAAACAAGGGAAGAAGCTCGCCATGTGGCAGCATTTACTAAGTACATTGAAAAACGCTGGGGTAAACCATATAAAGTTGGAGATACTTTAGGTAGAGTTTTAGATGATATTGTTTCAAGTGATGAAGTGTATAAAAAGATTGTAGGTATGCAACTATTAATAGAAGGTTTAGCTATGGGTGCATTTTCTATGGCACATAAAGATACTAACGATCCCCTATTAGAAGATTTATTACAGTTAGTTATGTCGGATGAGGCCTTTCATCATAAGTTTGGAAAGATATGGGCAGATAGAACCATTCCACAACTAAATAGTAGTGAGAGAAAAGAAGTAGAAGATTGGTCTGAAAGACTATTTTTAGAACTAGTATTTAATCTCGCAAACCCTAGAGAGAAAAAAGATATCTTTGCTTCTGTTGGTCTAGATTGGGAATGGGTATTAGAAGAATCCAAAAGACATTTTGATATGTATGAAGTTATAAGAACTGAAATGAAACAAACTAATAACATCTTTAGAGTATTAGTTAAAACATTATTAAACGCTCAGATCATAACTAGACGAACTCGAAAAACTTATGGGCAATTTGTTGATATGATAGAATTAAGAAATGAAGGTGAAGAGTTTAAAGAGGCAGACGAGATTGCTCAAAAAGGTATAAATAAATTAGAGAAGATTAATAAGGCAGCATAATGGCAGTAGAAACAACAAGCTTTAGCAGACAACCAACTAAACTAGACTATTCAGCACAAACTCAGTTTAAGTTTATGATAAACTATTTACCCTTGACAGAATACTTTTGTCAAACTGTTAATGTTCCAGGACTTTCATTAGGTACTGCAACTGTGCCTTCTTCAATGTACGATTATCCAATCCCTGGAGATAAAATAACTTTTGACCCTTTGAACTTGTCATTTTTAGTGGATGAAAATTTAAATAATTTTAATGAATTACATACATGGATATCACGCTTAGGATTTGCAGAATCCCACGATGAATTTGCAAACCTATTGGCGTCTGGTAATCCTGCACAGGTCAAACCCTCCACTACTGAACGGGTTACTGCTCCTGTACCTGATACAGGTATATATTCAGACGCCACGATTACTATATTGAATAGTAAGAATATACCAAAAACTGAAATAAGATTTAAAAATGTTTATCCAACTAGCATATCCAGTTTGGAATATAGTGTTGGTGGAACAGATGTAGATTACATAACTTGTAATGCAAGTTTTAACTATTTAGGATATACAATAAATCAAATAAGTACAACATAATACTTGACTTTCCACCGTAAAGGTGTTATAATAATGATATGAGAATTGAGCAAGACCTTAAATTAAACTTTGAAGATGTTTTATTAAAACCAAAGCGATCTACTTTATCATCACGCCGTGATGTGGATATGGAACGAGATTTCGTATTCAGAAACTCCCAAAGAAAATTCAAATGTGTACCAATAGTTGCGTCTAATATGGACGGTGTTGGCACATTTTCTATGGCAAAAGTCTTACAAGACTATAAGATGATTACTGCTATAACTAAAGATACCACAATAGAACAATGGAGAGAAGCTGCAGGTACAGGACTTAGATTACAAAATGTTTCTGTATGTACAGGTACTAATAGAATATGGGATGAGGATGCACCTGATTATGCCACTATGGTACAAGTGTTAAATTCTTTTCCTGATATTAAAATGATTACAATAGATGTTGCAAATGCTTATCATCAAAATTTTGTAGATTTTGTTAAACTTGTTAGAGAAGAATACCCAGAAAAGATTATTACTGCAGGTAATGTGGTCACAGCAGAAATGACTGAAGAATTATTAATTGCAGGTGCTGATATTATTAAGATAGGTATAGGACCAGGGTCAGTTTGTACTACTAGAACTATGACTGGTGTAGGTGTTCCTCAACTTTCAGCAATAATGGAATGTTCAGACGCCGCAAACGGTGTTGGTGGTCATATTATGGCTGATGGTGGTTGTACTACTCCAGGAGATATTTCAAAGGCACTTGGTGGAGGAGCTCACTTAGTTATGATAGGAGGAATGCTCGCTGGTCATAATGAATCTGAAATACAAATGGAAGAGGGTAGGAGAGAATTCTATGGTATGAGTTCCGATAGAGCTAGAGATGTACACGGTAAAAGAAAAGATGGTTATAGAGGTAATGAGGGTAAAGTAATTCAGTTGCCTGATAGAGGACCAGTTAGTGAAACAGTAGAAGATATTTTAGGTGGTGTGAGATCAACTTGTACTTATGTTGGTGCAAGACGACTAAAAGATTTGGCAAAATGTGCTTGTTTTGTCAGGACAAACAATGTAATTAACAGAATATATGATAGGTACGAATGACACTAGACGAAATACAGGCTCAAGCCGATAAAGATTTGGTTATTGATGATACAGAATTAGATACTGAATCCTTAAAAACTCCAATACTACATAACAAATACTTACAACTTTTTAATAAGTTTAATTTA